TGAAGCGGGTTTGTTTGATGTGGGGCCGGTGACGTTTGCGGCGTATCCGCAGACGGCGGTGGGGTTGAGGGCTATTCAAGATGTTATTGGGTCGTTGCGTCGTTGGGATGGTGTTGATGGCGTGGATGATTTGATTGATAGGTTGGGTGGGTTGCTCCCGGCCGGGTTGCGTCAGGTGGCGCAGGTTCTGGTGGGTGATGAGGATGATGGTGCGGCCGGGCAGGTGCAGGTGGCGCGTCTCCGTAGACGTTTAGATTTAGTACAACAGGTGAACTGATGAATAAGTTGTTGCAATTACGCCGCCAACGCACGGCGTTAGTGGAAAAGGCTCGGCATTTGCTGGATTTGGCTGACGGTCAAGAGCGCAAGCTGACTGATGAGGAAAGCCGTGATTATGACCGGTTTATGAGCGACATTGAGTCGCTGGAGACGGATATTGCCCGTCGTGAGGAACTGGAGGCGCGTGAGGCTGAGATGGGGCGTTCGGCCGGGCGCAAGGGGAAGAAGCCTGAACCAGATGCGAATCTGGGGTTGAGTGACAAGGATATTCGCAACTACAGCCTGCTCCGAGCGATTCGGGCGATGGCGGCAAACGATTGGCGTATCGCCCCATTCGAGCGTGAGATAAGCGAGGCTGTTGCCCAGCGACTTGGTGTTGAGCCACAGGGGTTTTTTGTACCAGACGATGTAACATTGCGTGGCTTGGCCGGTGGTGAACAGCGTGATTTGACGGTAGGGACGGACACGGCCGGGGGGCATACGGTTTCGACTGATTTGCTGGCGGCTTCGTTTATTGAGTTGCTCCGTAATCTGTTGATTTTGCGGCAGGCTGGAGCGACGTTTTTGGCTGGCCTTGTGGGTGATATTGCCATCCCCCGTCAAACAGGTGGGGCAACGGCCTATTGGGTGGCTGAGAGTGGTGCGCCCACTGAATCGCAACAGGCGTTTGACCAAGTGGCTCTTACGCCGAAGACGGTGGGGGCGTTTACCGACTTTAGCCGTAAGTTGCTCAAGCAATCCAGTCTTGACATCGAAACGTTTGTGCGGGGTGATTTGGCTCAAGTTGTGGCCTTGGCGATTGATTTGGCTGGGTTACATGGCTCCGGGGCGAGTAATCAGCCGACAGGTGTGGCCGCTACGGCTGGCATTGGCTCGGTGGCTGGCGGCACAAATGGAGCCGCACCAGATTGGGATGACATTGTTGACCTCGAAACGGAGGTGGCGATTGATAATGCGGCGATTGGCCGGTTGTCTTATATCACTAATGCGAATGTGCGCGGCAAGCTCAAAAAGACGTTTGTGGACTCTGGCTCGAATGCGGAACGGGTTTGGGACACTCGTGCTGGTAATACGCCGTTGAATGGCTATATGGCGCATGTAACGAATCAGGCAGCTTCCAACCTCACCAAAGGCAGTGGGACTAATCTCAGTGCTATTTTCTTTGGCAATTGGGCGGATTTAATTATCGGTATGTGGGGTTCGCTGGACATTTTGGTTGACCCGTATACCCATTCGACAAGCGGCACGGTGCGTGTGGTGGCATTGCAAGACGTGGATGTAGCGGTGCGCCATGCTCAATCGTTCGCGGCGATGTTGGACGCTGACACGAGTTAGTTTGTGCTGACTACGGTAAATAGTTCTGGTGTGGTCGCAGGGCCACACCAGATTGATAAAGGTGAAATGATGGCTGAAAAATTAGTTGAAATTGAGGCGGTGCGTAACTTTCTGGTTGACGGAAAACATATTGCAGTCGGTAAAACTGTGGGGGTTGACAAACGCACGGCCAATTATCTGGTTGGTATTGGTAAGGCGGTGAAGGTCGAAACGGCTATGGTGTCGCCAACCGGCCGCGGGGAGACGACGGCAGGCAACGTGTCTGTGACTGCGATTGAGGGCGTTGGCCCCGGCCGGACTGAGGCGATGAGTGCGATTGGCATTAGCACGGTGGCGCAGTTGGCTGGCTGGGCTCCGGCTGATTTGGCTGAGGCGTTGAGTGGTGTGTCTGAAGCTGTCGCTGATGACCTCATCAGTAAGGCGCAGGAGTTGCTGACTAGCTAATGGCTCTGAAGCTCGTTACGGCCCCGGTGGCTACGCCTATATCAACTGGTGAAGCGAAGGGTCACTCGCGGATTGACATTAGTGATGATGACACGCTGGTGGCTGGCTTCATCCAAGCGGCGACGGATTGGGTGGAGACGTTTTTGCGTCGGTCGTTAGTGACGCGAACGTATGACCTCTTCCTTGATGCGTGGCCGGCTGGTGATTCGATTGTGATTCCGCGACCGCCGCTGGTGTCGGTAGCTTCGGTGAAGTATACGGATGATGCTGGCTCTGAGGCTACGTTTGCTAGCTCGAATTATGTGGTGGATGCGGTGAGTGCGCCGGGGCGTGTTGTGTTGACCGCATCGGCTGGTTGGCCGTCTGCCACGTTGCAGGTGGTGAACGGTATCGCTGTGCGCTTCGATGCGGGCTATGGCGTGGCGACGGCTGTGCCACAGGTGTTTAAGCAGGCGATTTATCTGTTGACGGCGCATTTTTATGAGCATCGTGAGCAGGTAATTACTGGCACGATTGTGACGGAGATTCCGATGGGCGTGAAGGCGTTGTTGTTGCCGTATCGTGATTTGAGGTTTCCGAAATGAGAGCTGGACGGATGAGGCATCGGGTAACGGTGCAGAACAACGCTAAAACTCAAGATGCGGCCGGGGCGAAGGTTGATAACTGGACTGACCAATTTACGGTTTGGGCCAGTATTGAGCCGCTAAAGGGTGAAGAGTATTTGGCCGGCCGGGCGCAAGCGCAGAAGGTGACGCATCGGGTTGAGATGCGTTATCGGAGTGGTGTGACGGCGGAGAAGCGGTTGAAGTTTGTTGATCGTGAATCGGTGACGCGCTATCTGGAGATTGAGGATGTGATTGAGCCGTTTATTCGTGGCACAGACCTGAAACTGATGTGCAGGGAGATGGTGTAGTGGCTGATTCGTTTGCGACGCAGATGGCACGAGCATTGGGTCGATTGGAGGCTCTGGAGAAGGGTATCCCGTTGGCTTTGCCTGATGCAGTGGCTGAAGGGGCGGTGATTCTGCGTGATGAGGTTAAGGCTCGTGCGCCACGTGACCGAGGCGATTTAGCTGATTCCATCGGTGATGAGGCTGTGGAACAAACGCCGAATAGTGCCACCCATGCTGTTTTTGTCGGTGCGTTTTATGCTCGATTTCAGGAGTATGGTACGCGGCATCATGCGGCCCGACCGTTTATGCGACCAGCGGCAGATACGAAGCGGCAGGAGGTGGCTCAAACGGTGCTGGGTGTTGTGAAGAAGAAGGTGGGTCTGTCGTGAGCGTAGAAACTGACTTTCGGGCGGCGATGACAAGTTACACGGCGATTTCCGATCTCATTTCGTCACGTTTATATGCGGTATTGTTGCCTGTTGATGTTATTTATCCCGCGATAGCATATAGCCATATCTCAACAGTGCCGAATGGCTCTGGTGGCTGTCAGCTGACGCGGCTTCAAGTGGATTGTTATGACTCGGCTCATGCGACGGTGCGCTCTATGCGAGATGCGGTGGTTGCGTTGGCCGATAGTCGGTCTGATTATGACTATGTAGTTGGGCCGGATTTTTATGAGGAAGATGATCAGCTGTACCACAGGGTGGTTGATGTCTTCATTTCCCATTCATGAATGAGGTGAAATCATGGGTTTTACAAGTGCAAAAAGTAAGCTAGTTTGGGGAGGAACTGATTATCAGTGTTTGCGAAATTACAATTGGAATGGTTCTGTGCAGGAAGCTGTGGAGCGGTGCAGTGGTGCCAACGGGGCGGTTACGCATAAGGATATGGGGGCAACTGATGATGCGTTTAACATTGATATTTTAGTGGACTCATCAACTGTAGTAGCGACGCTCGCCGCACTGAAACGTGGTCAAAGCGATACATTCAAGTTTTATCCTGAAGAAGACGACACTGGCAAGCTGGAGTTTGATGCGGCCGTGGCCAATATCAATCAGTCGAATATGTCGGGTGCAGTAGGCACTATGAACGTTCTGTCGTTGTCAATTGGTATTGATGGAACTTTGACCATAGGTGCGAAGGCGTAATGGCTAAATTCACGTTTATTACGGATTTGCGGCAACGGCATTTGGAAAAATGGCTGACGGAGATGGAGGGGGAACGCCCCGACATCATCGAGAATGTCAAGACTATACCGGACATTGTTTTTAATGGTGTGGCTATACGCTCGGCTATTAAGGCGGGGTGGTTTGGTGATGTCCTTGTGGCTGGTGAAGTGGAGACGCTGGTTGGCGATTTGTCGTTTGCTGAGGCTAAACGGTTGGGTAATGAGGTGTGGTCGGCTTATAAGGCGGCGACGACGATTGACCCAAACTGATGTTTGCGGCGGCTCGGTGTGCGACGGAAACGCCTGCACCGGAACCGCCGCAGGCGTTGTGGCTGGCGTGGCAGTGTCATCGCTGGGGGTCTCTGCCTGAAGCTGGGGGATTGCTCGACCAACCGGCCGGGTTGTTGCAACGGATGTCGGTGGCTGAGAATGTGTATAACGCTTTTGTTGCGCTGGGTCGAGTCCCGGCCGGGACAGTGGCAAAGTGGGTTGATGAAAACCCACAAACGTGGGCGATTATTGATGAGGTTGAAACGTTGTGGATGAAGTTGCACGGCTCCGACATTTAATAGAGGCGGTATGGACGGGGGGTGGCGCGACGGTACGTGCCAAGACCGACCTTGAGCGACTCAATGAATCGGTTGAGAAGTCGGACAAAGGAAGCGAGAAGTTCCAACGTACCTTTGATGGGGTGGGGCGGGTCATTGCTGGCGTTACGGCCGGTGGTATTTTGCTGGCTGGCGCACGACAGTTAAGTCAATTTGGGGAGCGGTCGCTAGAAGCGGCCGGTGATGCTGAAGAGGGATTCTCTAAGTTCAAAACAGTCTTCAAAGAGACGGCGGATGCCACTGAGCGCGATTTAGATCGCATTGCCGATTCGACTAAGCGAAGCAAGGTTGAGTTGGTTGATTATGCGGCCACTCTTCAGGATACGTTTGTGCCGCTGGGGTTTGCACGGGAAGAAGCGGCTAAGATGTCCACACAGGTCACACAACTGTCGATTGACTTGGCTTCGTTTAATAATCTGAATACGGCTGATGTGGTGCGTGATTTGCAGTCAGCACTCGTCGGTAATACGGAGACGTTGAGAAAGTATGGGGTAGTAGCCAATCAAGCGGCCATCGAAGCGAAGGCGGTTGAGATTGGGGTGTCTGATGGCACGACGGCGTTGAATGCCCAGCAGAAGGCGGCGGCTATTTTGGCGTTGACGATGCAGGGAACAACGGACGCGCAGGGGGATGCGGCGCGGACGGCTGAGAGTTATGCGAATCAGCAGAGGGCATTGGAGTCAGCCACTACTGATTTGAGTGTGGCGACGGGGACGGTTATTCGGTCACTTGGCGAGGGTCGCATAAAAGCCCAGTTGATGGCTGTAGAAGGTGTTGCGCCATTGGTGCAGGATTTTGCCGATCTAATTACCCGGTCAAGCGAGGCACGGGGACGGATGGAGGAATTTACCTCCTCGCTAGAGCCACGCCAGTTGGAGGATTATCGTCGAGAATTAAGGGATATTGAGAAGTTAATAGACGATTTGCCCCCCGTCTATGGAATTGCGGGAACTCCTTTCGCACTTAATGCTGGGGTAGATACTCGCAAGGCACTAGTCGGTATCTTGGCGGATGCGGCCAAATCAACCGAATCAACTGAGGAACTGGAAAGGACGCTTAAAAGTTTGGGAGCCGAGTTGGATGACACAGGTGTTAAGTTCAACGGAATGCGTGTCCACTGGGTCGAGCTAAATCTAGCCATAGACCAAGCTAGACTTGATGAAAAGTTAGCTCGTATCAGCGAAGAGTTTGAACCGGTTGATGCAAAAATGAGCCGGTTTATTACCACATCGGAGCGGGCAGTCACTGTCTTGCCTGATGTAGCTGAGGAATTGAACAAAATCGGTAGTGAGATTGCAGAACTTGAGCGACGTGACCTCCTCAAAGCGTTGGGGGTGGATAACGAGACACTGTTACGTTTGGCACAGAATTTGGGTGGGACGGCTGAGGCGTATGCGTTTTTGAATCGGGTGGCAGATGATACAGGGCAAGCCACAGACGGTTATAACATCACGGCAGAGATGGTAGCTGAGGCTGAAGAGGAACGGGCTGTACGACTCCAAGCGGTGGCCGATACTGTGGCGGCGGCGGCAGAGCGGTCGGCAGAACGTCGCATCGCGGCACAACAAAGGGTTTTGAATGCGTTTGAAACCCAGCAAACTTTCTTCGAGCAATTAGCCAGTGGACAAGCAGATTTGGACGCGGCCACACTATTGGGTGATGTTGCAGGAATTGAGAGCGCATCGTCTCAGATTGAGGAGGCTTTTACTGGCATTAGCGAAGCACGTAGGGAAATGCTCACAGAAGTTTTGAATAATGAACTTGGGGAGGCGTTTAATCAGTCTACGGCCAATGTGCTTGTGGCTTTGGGATTGCTTGATGAAGGTATAGCTAACACCATGCTCCAAGCACAGGAGATAAATCAGCGTTTTGAAACAGTAGGTGAATCTATGATTCGTTTATTCTCAGCAGATGGGGTTGTGAGTTCTGCTGAAGCTGGGCTTATTGCCGATGTTTTGGATGGTATTGAACAGGGGATTATTGGCGTTGATGAGGCGTTGGAAGGGCTTTCGTCTGGCAAATTGGCCGAAACATTGGCGGCGGCGGAGACCTTTAGTGGGGATTTGAAGCGGAGATTGTTGCCAGAAGATGATTTGAACGCGGCGTTGGATATTGATACAACGGGCATTGAGACGGCGCGGGACATTAGTGGGGAGCTGGCTGGTAATTTGGCGACGGTGGGTGAGGGGACGGATGTTGCGCTGGATGACACGGCTCTGACGGATGCGGGTGAGAAGGCGATTGAGGAGGCTTTTACTGGCATTAGCGAAGCACGTAGGGAAATGCTCACAGAAGTTTTGAATAATGAACTTGGGGAGGCGTTTAATCAGTCTACGGCCAAT